AATGTATGCAATAATAAAAATAAAAAAAATATCTGAGATTTGATAGTAATGCAATACAGTACATCTATGCAGTACAGTACTGCATAGATATACTTACATAGATTTGCGTTATTTCTCGTCTTGATAGATACGTTTAGTTAGTATTGAAACAGTTTTACTAACTGGTCTCTGTCCTGACTCGTAGTACGTTATCATTCTGATAGTTAGTCCTAACATTTCTGCGAACTCTTTTTGAGTGTATTGGAGTTCTGTTCTGATAGATTTAAATTGCTCTTTTGTTAATTGCATGGTACTTTCTCCTTACCTTTGCTAGGTTGTGGCGTTGCAATTTCATGTTTTGCAACGCCCTTTTTTTTACCAACCTACGTTTTTTAAATAGTCTTTTGGTAAATCTTTGAATTGATGTACTAAAAGCTCGTTACCTACATTTGTTTCATATGTGCCGTCTTTGAGTTTATCAACCTCGTAAACAACCATTAAACAAATATGTTTCTCATACTCGTAGTCAAACTCTGTTAAGAGATGATAGTCATAAGGCTTGCCTTTGTGCCATACACTATGCCACATATCTATCTCTCCTTTGTTCTTGAAATACCTAGCTGATGCTATGGCTTTCCTCTTTGCTAGTTTATCCATGTTACTTCTCCAAGTTAAATTGATTTTTAATTGCCCAATAAACATTGTTTAGTTTGTGCATATCTGAGAGATACAAGTCTTGACATTCAAAGAGCATATCTAAACAAGTTCCTATTGTTTTTTCAGCCTCTTTGATTGTATTTAGTTGTTCTGATGTTAAACCGGCTAATCCTTTTTCTCTCATAGCTTGCTCTTTATCTGCTTTTATTTGCCATTCTGATTTTTTAGTCATTGCCTTCCTCCTTCTCAAAGTAGTTTAATAAAAATGCCTCAACATCATCATATTTGTTATTGAAAATATGCTGACCTTCGTCTGTGTATCTTTCTTCATTGTTGATCGTCTCGACCATAGTGACGTAGACATCATCTCCTAATTCAGAACTCATTAACCAATCGGCTAACTCGGACTGTATCTCCAAAAAAGTTGGTGTTGGTATTTTAATTTTCATTATAAAACTCCTCAGTTTCTTTAATTGTTTGTTTGTATTGTTCTTTCTCTTCATTTGGTAGCTCTGTAATAGATATATATTCATAGCCTTCATTGATTAGCTTTTCATTTAGCATCTCAATGACAGAAGTATAATGATAGATAGATTCATAACCCTCTAATGGTTTCTTTGTTTGTGAATCCACTATTACATAATCCGTAGGGTATAATTTTACTTTCATGTTGTTAGCCTTTCTCTTTTGCAAGTTTGTTTAGTTCCTTACAAGCTATGTCTAGCTTGCTTGCCATTTCTCTTATGGTTGCCATGCCATCATCAAATCCTTGCTTTGATAGCTTTGGATTTTGCAATGCCATGATTAGTATTTCTCCTGATGTTTTCCAATTAGGAGTTATATCAATAGTTTGTTTAGTCATTACTGTTTCTCCCATTTATTTTCTCTGCTAGTTTGTTTAAACAGTTTGGACAAGATACAGTATGATCTTCTAATCCAAACATCTCTCCTTGGAAAAAACTGTTCTCGTCTTCGTAATATTCTATATGATCACAATAATCACATTCCATTTTCTCTTTATACATTGTTTAGTCTCTCCTTTGCTAGTTATGCCATTGTTGGCGTTTTAAGAGCCGTGTGGCTCTGTTATGTAAAGACTAGGTATAAACTAGCCTTTACAATTCTTTTTGTTTATAGGTTAAAGTTTTGATTATAGCAGTTATCATTAAGTAAGCATAAAAACCAAATGCCATAATATAAGATATATACTGTTGCTATTGATGCTATTATTAAAGCTATGAATTTAAGATAGCCTTTTATTATGCTAGTCATGTTGTAAGCTCCTAATATCATTGAATATGCTATTATTATTGCTTTCTGTGTCTTCTTTTATTAATTGCAATAACTTTAGCTTTTCTCTTTCATCTAAACTTAAAACTAATTTAACTATTTGTTTGTTGTTAAGAACAAACTTAACAAGGTCTTTATATTCTATATTGTTCATGTTTTCCCTTTCTGTTGCTAGGTTGTGAGCTTGTAGCTCTGATTAGTCTGGACAATGCCAGACTAACTAGAGTAACAAGGCTTAGAATTGTTGTATTATAAAACTTTCATCATCTATTCTTATAACTGTTGTTCGTTCTTCTATGTCATCAATAGTTTTGTAATGCGATCCATAATCATCTTGAAACTCTTTGATGTTGCTATACTCTGAATACTCACAACAAAAACCAATATAATCCATCTCAATATCTCCTATATCTTCAGAAAGATCCCATAAATAATTATAAAGACATTCTAAACCTTTGTAGGAAAATACGTTGTTATATTGGCTTGATCTGCCAAAGTAATCTCTAAAAGTTGATAATGCTATTGTGTCTGTTATTGCCATTGTTTTGTTTCCTTTGCTTAGTTGTTAATTGTTAAAAGAAAATTGATCGTTATGTATGCTTGGTATATAAGCATCTTCACTTTCAATGTAGTCCGTTTCTTCTTCCTTTCTAATTTTATCTAATACCTTATTGAAAAGATTATTTAGCTTTTCTTCTCTAATATAAAGAGCAGTTAACTTTTTTCTAACATCTTCTTTTAATGGAAAGTTTGATTTGTCACAAAGTTGTTCAATATCAACTTGCACAATAGATAATTGTAAATCTAAGTTATCTTGTAAATTATAATAATTCATAATGTTTCCTTTGCTTTGCTTGTCGTTGTCTTATTATATATAGGAACAATGTTCTATTAGTCAAGTACTAAAAGCAAAAAAAATTATTATTGTTTTTCCAGCTGGTGCAAAGGCTATATAAAGCAAGGTAAAAAATAATATTGATTAGCTGGTAATAATAGTTTATTTGTTAGCATATTAGGGAGAGATACAAAGAATATATATTTTTATAAACATTAAATGATACAGTTCTACACGGCAAAGAATGAACATGAACACGCAGAAAAATAATAGCACGCTATCACACGCAATAATTAAGGTACGGGGGGAGTGTTTTGCAAGGCGTGCCACCCAATCGCACCTGCGTCACTTTATATATGTTAATAGGTACTTCTAAACACACATGATAAGCAAAGCAAAACAAGAGCACATCATAGCATCCATTACAGACGGACACAGCCTAGTCAAGGCTTGTGCAGATGCAAAGGTCAGTCGTGCTACTTTGTATCGCCATATGAGCAAGAACGCAGAGCTAGATGCAGATGTTAAGACTGCACAAAGACAGGCTGCTGAGAAAGCACTAGAAGAGTTAGAGGATATGTACGGAGATGCGTTACATGGTCGTAAGAGTTACGATCCTAATTTGTTGAGAGACTATGGGCATCATGTAAGATGGAAGGTGCAGAAGATATTACCAGAGAGATTCGGAGAAGCTAAGAACAGAACTGGCGTTGAGATCAGTGATGGTTCGCTAAAGATAGTTTGGGAGACTGGTACAGAGGATGCAAGTTAAGATACCTTATAAGCCTAGAGACTTACAGGCTGAGATGCACAAGAACCTGAAGAGGTGGAATGTGCTGGTTATGCACAGACGCTTTGGTAAAACTGTGTTTGCTGTCAATCATATGATTAAACATGTGCTTACTTGTCCATTACCAAGACCAAGAGTTGCGTTAGTAGCTCCTACGTTTACGCAAGCTAAGAGAATAAGCTGGGATTATGTAAAGTATTATGCTGGAGTGATACCAGGCGTTACCTTTAATGAGACTGAACTAAGAGCAGACTTTCCTAACAATGGCAGGATTATGTTATTGTCAGGTGAGAATCCAGATGCTTTGAGAGGTATATACTTAGACTTGTGTGTCTTTGATGAGTATGGGATGCAGAATCCTAGGGTATGGGGGGAGGTTGTAAGACCAGCCCTATCCGATAGAGAGGGTAGTGCCATCTTTTTGGGAACACCTGCTGGGCATAATCATTTTTTTGATATATTGCAGCAAGCTAAAGAACAGGGCGAGGAAGGCTCTGACCAATGGTACTGGAAAATTGCTAAAGCTAGTGAGACGAAGCTAGTTAAAGATGTGGAATTAAAAGCTGCACAAGTGCAGATGACACCAGAGCAGTATGAGCAAGAGTATGAGTGTTCGTTTACGGCTGCTATTATTGGTGCGTATTATGGAAAACTATTAGCTGATGCTGATGATAATGGCAAGATTACCAGGGTTCCATACGATCCTGCGTTGCCGGTTCATACAGCTTGGGACTTAGGTATTAATGACTCGACTGCTATTTGGTTTGCACAGGTCTATAGAGGGGGTGCTGTTAATGTTATTGACTATTATGAGAATAGTGGCGTTGGCTTGGACCATTACGCTGAAGTATTGCGAAAGAAAGATTATCACTGGGGAGATCATCTTGCTCCACATGATATTGAGGTTCGAGAACTGGGTAGTGGGAAATCGAGATTAGAAACGGCTTTTAGTCTAGGGATACGCTTTAAGGTGATACCGAGAATGAAGATTGCTGATGGAATCAATGCTGCTAGAATGATGTTGCCTAAATGTTACTTTGATAGAGACAAATGTGCTGAAGGATTGGAAATGTTGCGACAGTATAGGCAGGAATGGGATGAAAAGAAAAAGATATTCCGAGATCAGCCAAGGCATGACTTTACGAGTCATAGTGCTGATGCGTTTAGATATTTAGCTGTTGGGTTGGAGAATCGTACTGTAATGACAAGAGCACCACAATCGGTGGCTGTGAATGAGTACAATCCGTTTACGCTATGATGTATGGGCAGGACTATGAAGATGCACTAGAGATGGTGTCTATTAGTGAGTTCCATAATTGGTGGGATGATAAACTTATACAGAAATATATTGAAAGACCTTTATCAGTTAGACAGTATAAAATTATTAGAGACAATCATATGAGTCCTGTAGTGTTTGCGACTTGGGGTTTTCCTAATAAAGAACAGGTAGAATTTTATAAAAAGAATTTAGAATTTCCTATTGATGGATATAAGGGTGGGGGTAAGGATGTTTGGGGTGTAGACTTTATTGCAAAAAAAGGTTATACAAGAATTGGGTTCCTTGAGTTAAGAAGGATTTTTTCAAGGAGTGGGTATCGTCAAGCATTTTGGTTAAGACCAGCTAAAAACAAGTTGAGTTGGCATAAATGGAAAGGAATGTAAAATGGGATCAGTCGTAAAGGTTGTTAAAAAGGTTACCAAAAAAGCGAAAAAGGCAGTAAAAAAAGTTGCCAAGCCGATTGAAAAAGCGATTGTTGAACCATTAGAAAAACCAGTTAAGAAGACAGTTAAGGAAGTTGTCAAAGCTCCAAAGGTTGTTGTAAAGAAAGTTGTAAAGCCAGTTGTTAAAGAAATAGCTAAAGTTCCCAAAACAATTATTGAGATCGGTGCTGATATAGTTGAACCTATAGAAAAACCTGTCAAGAAGGTAGTTAAAACTGTAGACAAGGCAATAGTTGAGCCACTAGAGAAGCCAGTTAAAAAGATTGTAAAAGAAGTTAAAGACTTACCAAAAGATATCGAGAAGAAACTTATTGAGCCATTAGAAAGACCTGTCAAGAAAGTTATCAATAAAATTGAAGATATTGGTGCAGACATAGTTGAGCCTTTAGAGAGACCAGTTAAGAAGTTAACCAAGGAAGTTGTTGAAACTGTAACAGGAACAGAAAAGCCTGAAGTCACACCAGTGATTACACCTGAAGTTACACCAGAAGTTGTTGAAGATGAAAAGCCAACTATTATGACAAGATATGCCACTAGAGGAAAAAGATCAGGTCAGGCTGGTACAATCATGGAAGGCTATGGCGTAATACAAAGAAAGAAATCATCAAGAGCCGTAACATAGGAGATAGCAATGTCATTCTTAAAACCAAAGGTATATGTTCCACCACCACCACCGGTTCCAGAAGAACCTGCTAAAGCTGATTATGAGAAGGCTGCTGCATTAGCGGCAGAAGCTGAATCATCTGAAAGAAGAAAGCGTAGAGGTCGTGGCAGTACAATAGTTGCTGGACAGCTAGGGGAAACATCTACCAGCATGAGTGGCACAGGTGGTACACCAACTTTATTAGGATAGAACTATGATGAATGTCAAAGATATAGTTGCTAGATTTCAACACGTTGAAGGTCAGCGAGATAACTGGAACAACCATTACCAGGAGTTAGCTGACTATATGCTGCCAAGAAAAGCAGACATAGTTAAGA